TTTATTAGAATTAGATAATGGTCAATTTTGTTTGTATCCAAATAATAGAATGCGTGTTTATGATAATTCTTTAACTCCAGATAATCCATTACAACCAGACTTTAAAGTAAGCACAATAGAATACCAGGTTGAAAATGGACAAAGATTTAGATTGGGAGATACAGACGAGTATTTTTGGAAGACAAAAGATGAATGATAGAATTTCTTCTTATATTTATGATAGACGAAAACATTGTAAATCAAACACAAAGATTTCAAGATTTAAATAGATGTTTATATTTTGCAGAAAAATTAACAGACCAACCTAATATTCCAATGAAAGAAGGAAAAACTGGGAAAATTCTTGCATATTGTAAACCTGTTAGAAAAAACTAGGCTCTCAGAAGCTCACAGAGAGGCGAAACAAAGTGTTCGTGTATGATTACATCCTAAGAATAAGTAATTTGTTCTGTGTTTAAAAAACATAGGTTTAACCAACTTGTCCCCAGTTGTCCCCTAATTCTACGTCTACTTCAAAGGGTATCTTTAAATCTGGTACACAATTACACATAATGTCTTTTATTTTCTTTGAGTCTTCTTCATTCTTAATATTAAAACACAATTCATCATGCACTGTAAGTGTAGGGCATAACCCTTCTTCGTAACAATCTATCATCGCTTTCTTTGTTTGATCTGCACTAGACCCTTGAATTAGTCTATTTAATGCTTTGTATGTAAATGCTCTTCTAATTCTACCTTTACTACCATACTCAGCAATCGCTTCCTTCATAGGTAATGCCTTGTTGTATTGATAAGATATTGGCTCATACATATTAAATCTACATTTACGGCCCAACCATGTTCTAATAACTCCAGTTTCAGATGCTCTCCTAGTAGCTTTATCTGAAACAGACTTTAAAAAAGGAACTCTATCATTGTATTTCTCTAAAAGAGAAGTCGCTTCATCTATGGTTAAGTCGAGTATGTTAGCTAACTTAGCTTTACCCATGCCATACATTAATCCAAGATTCACGGTCTTTGCTTGTTTTCTTGGTATGCCTGCTATATCTGCAACCATTTGATGAAAATCTGCTTTACCGTCCTTATACATGGTCACTATGTCATCTATTTGTGGATGTCTATCAATACCTGTCAAGGTGGCACAATAGTGGACTAACCATCTAGGTTCTTGTGAGGCATAATCAAAGGAACCCCATTTGTGGTGCTCCTCCGGGATAAACAAACCACGAATTAATTTTTTTATTTCAGGATCTCGTGCTGGGATTTGCTGCAAATTGGGGTTGCTAGAACTAAAACGACCTGTTACAGTACCACCACCATCAGAACGAAGAGGATGAAAATCACAATGTATACGACCATTATGAGAATGTTCAAGAATGGTATCAACAAAAGTTGTGTTGGCTTTGTTTATCTCTCTAATCTTTATAATTTTTTTCGCAATTGGATGATGATGATTCGCAAGAAATTGTTTTGTAAACGCGGGAGACCCGGATTTTTCTGTGCGAGAATACGAAAGTCCCACAGCGTCAAAGACTTTTGCTACAGATGTAGCGACCCACGGTTCCATCGCTATGCCAGTGTCCTTAGTTATTTCATCAAGTAAATCTTTTTCTAATTTTGTCAAATCTTTTCTAACTCTTTGAGCTTTATCTAAATCTACACGAACCCCTTTTGTTTTCATGTCTAATAAAATAGGAGTTAGTTTTGTTTCTAAATTAAAGATACCAGTGCACTCATCTGATACAATTTTATCTTGCAATACATTCCACAACCTTAAAGTTAAAAGTGCATCTTGTTCAGCATAAGCACCTACATATCGAGGTGGAAGCCTCCACATTCCAGATTTTGCATCAACTCCAAATTCTTCGGCTGCACTTTTTAAAAGTTTTTCGTTCTTATAAACTTTTAAATGATCTCCCGCTAAAGAATTTAAATTATAATATCTTCTATTCTCGTCTAACAAAGGAGCAGCAACCATGGTATCTCTTATTTTACCTTTGACTTCTATACCTTCTGCTCTCAACCAACCTAAATCATATAAGGCGTTATGAAAAACTACAGTTTTCTTTGTATCAGAGCATACGTCACTAAGCCATTTCATTACAACTTTTCTAGGCATATTACCTACAGTGTGTGCTATAGGAAAATACCAAGCACTATCGCCTGCACCCACAGCAACACCTATAATGTGTCCATCTTTTCTACACCAACCAGGACCTAATTTTAAAAGATTCTCATCTCTTGTTTCTAAGTCAATAGATATTGTGTCGTATTGTGATAAGTCTGGTAAAGTTTGAGGAGGAGTCCAATCAGAATCAGCGTTACCCCAAGATATATCTTTTATATCTTGTTCTAATAAATGGTATTGATCATTTGTCATTTTTTTCCTTTTCTACAAATTCTCCCCCAATTCCAGTGTATCCTCCAATATCAATCCAACTATCTTCTTTAGACGGAGAATATATCAATCTAGCTATCTTCAATAAAATTAAACACAAGACAACTTGAAACACATTAATTTTAATACCAAAAACTACTGACCATAATTCAGCAACTCTTTTGTGATTTTCATAGGCAGGCCCATAATCAGCAGCTCTGTCCACATTAATTAACTCTATTGCTTTTTGTAATATTTCTTCTCTTTTCATATTCTTTCCTATAATTCAAACCCATATTGTGCAGTAGATTCGATAAGATGCAAAGACTTTTTAGCACGAGTCATACCTACATAAAATACTCTATACTCTGAATCTTGATCCCAATTATCAGCACATGCTTTTGTCGAATCCAAAAGTAAAGCTACATTATCAGCTTCTCCCCCTTTGGCTTTATGAATAGTTGACACACGAATCCTTGGAAGAGCAGTTAAAATTTTCTCTCCTCTTCTACGAACAGAAGTTATGTAAGCAACTTCTTGCTCTGATACTTTTAAAATATTTTGCCATGGTGTTTCAGACGACACATCTAAATTACATTTATGTATAATATCTTCAAGAGTGTAAGTCTTATCTGAGTCTAAAGTAGACATAATTTTTCTTCCAGACTTGGTAATAAGTTTTGGGTCTACTAACTTTGAAAAACTTTTTAATTGCTCTGAAGTTAATTCTTCTTTCTTACACAATTTAATCCATATTTCTATTGCATTTAAAACATTTAATGAGATTGACCACCCAGTGCCCTCTCTCCAAAAAAGATGTCCATCTTCTTTTAATTTTACACATACTTTGTTCACAATGTAATTTGTTCTTGCCAGTATCAACCACTCACCACTTGATAAATCTACATCCAATACATCTCTATGCCATGTAATAGAACCTTTTTGTTTGTGTGGTTGCCATTTTTTATTTTCTCTAACTTTAAGTTTTTTTATAAGAGTATCTGCCATGCCATGTATAACTTCTGGAACACGATAAGATTTTTTTAAAATCATTTTATCTCTACTCGCTAACAAAAATTGGTCTACATCTACACCCATCCAAGAATAAATAGCTTGGTCGTCATCACCTGCATAGTAAACTTCTTTAGAATTAGGAACTAAAACTTTCTTAACCATACTCCATTGTAAAGGTGCTAAATCTTGTGCCTCATCTATAATTAACAAATCAAACTCTGGACTTGTGCCCTCTACTATAAATTTTTCTATCATATCAACAAAGTCATACTTACCTTTAACTCTTTTGTAATCCTTATATGCTTTATCCAAAACATTTAATTGTTGCCAGTTTATATCGTAATCCCATCCACTCACATATTGTGCTTGAACTTCTATCTGTTTTACTCTAGCCATTTGAATGACTGCCATATATTTATCACCGCCTGCACCAATATTAAATAAAGGTCCCTCTTCTATATTTAATGTTTGAGAAGTTCTAAAATCTAAACCAACAAGTCTACCAAGTTCATTGTAATCAGACCCTTTAAAAACATTTTGTATGCTTAAACCCAACCACTGAAATGCAAGTGAATGTAAAGTTCTAAAATAAACCATGTCTTTTGTATCTAAACCTAACTCCACAGAAGCACGGTCTCTTGCCTCAGTCGCTGCCTTTTTACTAAAAGAAAAGAATCCAATCCTCTTAGGATCTACACCACTAGATATTCTATCTTTAACTATCTCTATTAGTTTAGTTGTTTTACCTGTTCCCGGCGGCCCAAATATAGTTGTCTCACTCATTAAAAGGGTATCTCCTCTTCTTTTATATCAATTGGTTTTACCTCTACCTCTGACCCAAACTCTGGTATCCACCAAACTCTTACTGACTTCCATTTACCTTGTGATGTCGTAAACCCCTTAACAGTAGAGCTATCACCTTTGTTTATTTCTTTTAATCTCTCTTGCACTTGTGCCCTTGTATAACTATCAAACTTTCTACTTCTTAAAAAATCTATTAGACTCTCTAAACGAAAATAAGTTTTACTTTCTTCAATATCTGTAAATGGTTTACCTAAAACAACCTCTTCAAAACTTTGTGCTTGAACTCTACCAGTGCAATATAATTCTAACAAAGACATAAATTGTCCTTTGTAAGTTAACTCCTCTGGAACATTTATCTCATTACAATTTTCTAATAATGTGTTGACTTGCTCTTCCCACAAAGAATCTTTCAGTTTAGGTGGCATAAAATTTAACTGCTCCATACATGCCCTTTGAAACAATCTTGGAGTCTGTAATTCTTCTGTTGTTAACTCTAATCGTCTACCATCTATATCCAAAAACCAAAGACGAGGTTCTGACAATATAACAGACAACCCACTAATCGTTGGCATAGATGTTGTGCCAATACCATGTTTTAATCCTCTACATATACCTTGATTACAATGAGAAGGCATAGGTTCTTCTTTACATAAATACTGATATTCTTTTTTCTCTAATGTAGATTGTATTGTTACAATCTCTGACGCTGGTAAAGGAGGATTAAAATGTTTTACATTTAATTCTTCTAATTTTGTCTTCCAATCATTAGGTGTAGATTTTTGTAAAAAAACACCCAACTGAAATGCCGTTTTATTCCTTTGACCCTCGTGCACTCCTATACTTAAAAGAGCACGAAGGCAAGGAACATATCCTGGAAATAAATTTACAGGCCCACCAATAGGTATTTGCATAAAATCATTTGGGGAGCATGTTTGTTTTTTTATTTCCTCAATGAATTGTTCAAGTGTAGCTTCAACGAATCCATTTTTTGTTTGAATGACCGCGTATCTGAGGGTTTGAGCATGATCAAAATAAGGAAGATTAATAAAATTACCAATGTCCCCCCTCTCCACCAAAACTTGTTCTTGTTTTGGGAATATCTCGCAACGACCATGACCCAATCCCGCAGCAACTTCTGCAGCCTTGTCTCTAAAATCACTTGCATCCATCCACTCCTTAAAAAAGAAAAATATGTGAGCACCGCCACTTTTACTACGGCACACGACACATGGAATCTTGAGTTCATTTAATTTAACAACAAGAGCATTATGGTCTAAGGGATATTGATCAATGTCAAGTGCTCCAAATTTACACTTGTTTTGCTCATTGATAGGTATAGCACCTACCCCTCTTTTTCCATTTATATGACCTTGAATTAATTCTAATGTAAGTGGTTGTCTAACAATAAATGATTTGGCTTTTTGTTTGCCATTCATTCTTTGATTAGAAACTTCTGTCTGCCCATGAGCAGAACTAAAACCTTCAAATGCTTTTAATAATTCTTCTGCTAAATTCACTCTTCACCCCAAAAAAAAAGAGCCGTGTAGACTGGAGGAAATGCCTACACGACTCAACACTAAAAGTTAGAACGGCACCTCATCGCTTTTTTCTGCCATTTCATCCGCAGAACCCGCAGCCATTTTAACTTCTCCTTTCCTTACACTCTGATACATATTACGAGCTTCAAGCATCATTTCTTCTACATCAGGAGTAATTTCAGTTACTCGGTCTAACTTATAATTATACCAAGTTCCTTGGTCATTACTTTCAGAAACTGTAAATAAATTCCAAGCTGTTCCGTAAATAGGCATAGGTTTACCAGACGGCAAACGAATACCATTCTTCAAAGTATTCCATCTTCTTGATACTTTAAGTTGTGTTTTTTTCATATCAAGAACTGCTGGAGCATACTCTCCGTTTGCACCTTTTGCAATGACTAAATGTTGATGAGTTCTTACTAACTCATTACCACTTGGTAACATTTCAATTGTGCCCTCACGATTAGTCAAGTTTATATCGTTGTCGGTAGGTTTTAATTCTTTTATAAAACCACCCCCAGTAGAACGTAAAGCAAATTCCAAAAATTTCTTTTCAAAATAACATGGAACAATTGTTAATCCTTCGTCTGCTTTATAAATTTCTTGACTGACAGTATTAAAAATATCGCCTTGTTCAGCACCTTTAATATATAAACTATCTTGTTTATTTAATTGTGGTGACAATGCCTGCAAAATCCTAACAAAAGGTATTTGCATATCATCGGTTGTAAAATTTTCAAGACCTGCACCAGAATCCTCTTCAAGTATTTTGTCGAGTTCTGATACTACAACCTCCGTGGTCTTTTTTTGTGCTAATTGGTTCATTACTGACCTCCCTTAATTTTTGCACGGTTTCCTTGGTAAACTCCGAATAAATCAAAGTCAACTTCTTTGCCATTGTCTATTCTACTTTTAACCCAAGTCTTTAAAGTCATTGGATGTATGTGAGTTTTCTTAGATGGATTTAATCCTTGCTTTGTTAAATCATCTACCACGGCTCCCGCTACATTGTCTTGGCCCATATTAAAACCAACAACGACTTCATTCTTAATAATATCCCCCTCACCACAAGACCGAAGATAAGCAAATGCCTCATCTTTTCTTGCCTCTGGTATACGAGCAGATACATACTTATCAATAGTAACTTTGTTACCATCTACTTGCAGACTTTCAACACCAAGTTCTTGCATCAAAGAAGGTATATCTTCTTCGTCTACATTTCTTTTTCTGTGTTGAAGGTCTTTCAGATGTTGTTCGGCATCTTTAATTTGATTATCCAAATCAATAGACTGCCTTATTAATGACGATAAATTTGTCGTCTTTTCTTCGCTAACTTTAGCAAAAGCTTGAGGGTCAGCCGCCTCAGTTTCAAAAAGTGAAAACACATCACTCATCTTTCTCTCCTTCTTCATTAAAGTTTATGCTCTTCAGCGTTTAAGTTTGTTAACTAGAAACTACTCTAATCTTCTGTTCCTTGTCAACGGTTTTTTCATGCTCTCTTTTAGTGAGATATGAAATTGTGCCACCAACAGATCTATCGTTTCTGTCGGCTATTTCTTTTAACATTGCCCAAATATTAATTGGGACTGCTACTGATTTCCATTTATTCGGATCCATTTAATTTCCTTTTCTCGTTAATTTGATGAAAGAGGTGAAACAGAGAAACCTACCAATTGCAAGTAGGGGAATCACCTCAATCACTCATCATAACAACACACAATAACTTGGTGTCACTATAATCCCTATCACAACAATAACCATATTGTCAAATAAAATCTCATTTATTTTTTTCTTTATTTAATGCAATCCTCATGTGTTTTTGACTCTCATATAGAGACTGATCCCAAGACCTTTTTACATCTTCATCTCTTAAAAAATCATTCACATGAATCTTTTTGGTTATCTTATGTTGAAACTTTTCTACATTAAAAAACAAAACTGATTTTTGTGTTATGGAACACAACGCAATAATATCACAGTCTTTTTTTGTATATGGTCTTTTTTCGCCACCTTTTGATATTTGAAAGTTAAATAAACTTTTCTTATCAAATGTCGTTGCCGTCTTAACTTCTATTCTCTGTGGTGTAATCAACGAACCATTTACACATTTAACTGCTACTATATCCGTGCCATCTTGTTTAACCAAACCACATTCAATACCCAACATAGTTAATTGAAAAGCAGTATAAAACTCTCCTGCCATACCAATTAATTTTTCAAACCTCATACCTTTAGCCATTCTAAAACCCTCTCCCCTAAAGTTATATTTGCTAATTTATTTTTTGAAAGTAACGACTTTACAATATGCACATCAACTGTGTTTGGACACATTAAATCAACATATAATACTGGATGATGTTGCCCTACTCTATGTGCTCTATCTTCCGATTGCTTTCTTGATTCTAAATTAAAATCGTTTGAATAATAAATAACATTTGTCGCTGCATGTAATGTTATACCCATACCTCCAGTTTGAGGATTACTAACAAAAAACCTTACATCACTTTCTTTGTCTTGAAAATTTTTTATCGCCTCTTGTCTTTTCTCAACCGAAGTATCGCCATAGTAATTAACAACGGTATTTGATCCATAAGTTGTTGCTAACTTTTTTGTTATCGACACTATGTCGTGACGAAACCTAGACCATATAATTATTTTACCTTCCATTTCTTCAATGACTTCCATCAATACATTCATTCTATTGTTTTCAATTAATTTTAATTCACCATCATCTGTCATCAGATAACCACATAATAATTGTTGTAATCGAAGTAATTGTGTCATGACTTCTGGAGCACTGACCATTTCTCCAGTTTCTAAAAAAGCCACCGAAGTTTTCTTTAAACTATGATAATGTCTTTCTTGCTCCATTGTTAAATCAACTTGTCTGGTTGTATATATTTTGTCTGGTAAATCTAATGCCTCATCTTTTGTTGTTCGATATGAATAAGGTGCAATTTTATCTTTCATTTCATCTAAATTTTTAAAACCAACAACCTGGTTGAAACTATGATTACCCATTCTTTTATTCATAATAACAGCGTATCTTCCTTGAAAAGACCAATAAGACTCAAAGCCTAGTATCGTTCTACTCAAAAATCCAAATTGTGAATATAAGTCAAGAGGTGACTTTGTAACTGGTGCACCTGTCAAAATTCTTTTATACTTCGCTTCCTCGCCAAATTTTATTAAAGCTTTTGTCCTCTTTGCTTGAATATTTTTAATCGTGGTAGACTCATCTACTGCTAAAAGAAACTCACTT